AGAGCTTCTGGCAAAAGAACCGCAAGCCTGCGCGTGCATGGGATCAGGAAACCTTCTTACGTGGTGTGAACCAAGTTGATCTCGTCCCGCAAGCTGATCCTAACACCGCGAGCCAGACGCAACGGCTCATGAAGATCATGGCGTTGAAGCAAATTCAAGCATCGAACCCGACGCTGTACGATCCGATTGCGATCGACACCGCGGCGTTGAAGGCGGTGGGTTGGTCGAACCCTGAGCAGTTCATGATTCCGGCAGAGGCGCAAGGCTCTCCTCCTCCTGAGATGCAGAAGGAAATGGCCGAGATGCAGATCAAGAAGCAAGACGCCGACACGAAGCAAGGCGCAGCACAGGCTCGGATTGCGTTGGATCAGGCTCGTCTTCAACTTGACATGGCCAAGGCACAGCAAGAGGGGCTTGCGGGTGGTGAACAGCAAGGGCCGACTGAAAAGGACGCCGCGGATCTCCAGATCAAAAAGCAGATAGCCGACGCCAAGGTGATGGACACCAAACTAAAAGCGGCTTCGCTTCAGGCCAATATGCAGAAGGATGAGCGCGACAGTGCCGTCGAAGAGCAAGAGATGCTTGCCAAAGAACGGATCCAGATGATTGATCTGGCGCAGAACCTCGCGGTTCATCCTGAGAGCGAGGACGAAGTTGTCCGGCTTCTCGGCAGTGTGATTCCGGCCATCACAGGAAAGCAACCGCAATGAATGACGCCATCCGACTTGCCAAGAGTGTTAAGCCCGTTGCTCGAGTAAGGCTGTCGGAAGGTGGCGAACTTGAATTGCGCCGTGCAAAGATGGCGAAGGAACGAGCTGGTGGACAGGAACTCCCGTCCTCAAAGTTCATGCCAAACGTTCCTCGTCAGGTTCGTGCGGATGGCGGCGACGTAACTCCCGACATCCAGAACCCGATGTCGGTGTTTCCTAAGCCGCAACGCATGTTCCCCGAGGATGATCGTCCGGCGGGTGGGCAGTATCTATCGATGCCCGACAAGCAAGACATGACTGGCCACAAATCCGCGGCGGCTTCGATCGGCATCGGCAGTGGCGGGAAGCCTTATTTCACAGCTTCGAGGGATGCAGTGGATGAGACGGGCACGTCCGGCAAGGGCAACGCGGTTGCCAAGACCAACCTGTTTAAGCAAAAGGCGGGATGGCGGTGGCAAGATGCCCCTGAAGGCCACGAGAACACCAACACAATTGTCTCTGTAGAGCACCGTGGCAAGCATTACTATGCATTGAACGCTCATTTTCCCAAGGGCGTCGATCTGGCGCGGTATGAAAACTCGCCTTCCGAGCCAAGGCTTCGCCCGACAACTCGAGGCAATATTGACCTCGGGCCACAGGCTGGATCCATCTTGGTGCGAGGGAAAGAGCACCCAGTTTATCATCACGTCATTGTCAAAGCGGACGGCGGCGGAGTGTTGGGGTTAGCTAAGTCAGTTAAGCCTGTCAGTGGATACGCAAAGGGTGGCCGCAAAAAAAGCGTGCCGTTCAATTGGAATGATATCCCAGACATCAATCCTCAAGACTTGGTTGGAAAAAAAGTATTTCCAATTTTTGCTGATTTAACAAAAGCGGGTGATCCGTACACTGGGATTGACAGTTCTAAATTGAAAAAACCAGAAGGCATGTTTGGTGGGCCAGGCTATCCGTTGCTACCTGAAAGCCGGAAGCATGGGTTGGCGTGGGCTGTTGAAGGCAAAGGCCGCGGCTCCTCAAAGATCCGTAAAGACGCGGACTATGTAATTGTCCACGCAATGGAACAAACAAGTCATCAGTCAAATGCGTCGTTTGCTAATTCATTGATGAAGACAATGAAGCAGTACGTGGATGACAATCGGTTCAACCCTGAAGCGGTTCAGCAGATTGACGACATGGTGCGTCGTCCAACAGAACAAAAAGAATTGCAATCCCTTAAAAACTTCCCTGGGTTCGGGCACAAAAACGCTGAAAACTTTTTGCGTAAGTTAAGTTTTGAAGCTCGTTTGCGCGTTGCTCGCGTTCTTGAAAGCACAGAAGCGCAGAACCTTGGTGCTCCAAACATTGACAAGATTACACGCGCAACGCTTGATCCAAATTTTGCGGGTGTCCCGAGCAGATACGGCATGTTTGTCATGGAGATCCCAAAAGGATCCGAGGACGAACAACTTGTCCATTTAAAATCTGCGGGTCTTCCAGAGCATCCTAGCTATCAATACGGCATAAAAGGCCGGATTGTTGGCAAATTCCGGCATCCAGTCGCGCCTGAAGTGCTATTCCATGATTGGTTTGCGCAACAAGATCCAAATAAGGTTACGGAAAAAGGTCGAGCCCCCAACATTCGCCGTGCCTTTGATCTTGCCATGCCAACGGTTACTATCTCGCAAGATGTCGCTGATCGGCTCCCGCATCGTCCGCAAGACATTCAATCTGCTAAAGCGGCGCAACTTGCATTGAATGCGTTCAACGATCAGTGGCACGACACCGATACAAAAGTTACTGAAGGTGGCCTTGGTGCCGCGCAATTGTCTAAAGCCCTTAAAAGCTCTGATTCATCCTCGACGTTGAGCCAGTATGAACCAGATGAAATCAATGCAATGAAAAAAGACGGTAAATTCACCGGATACAAACTTAAAGACGGTGAAGTTTACTTTGGACTTAAAAAAGGCACCAATTATGCCGACGAGTATGGTTTTAATCACCCAGACCTAACCGACAACGAAACCGCATTAACAAGCGTGGTGAATAACGAGCCTGGTGCCAAAGGAATTGGCGGGGCTCCGGTCGTTTTGAAGGCTTTGCAACATGGCGCAACTGCGCTTGACGCCTATGCAGTGCCAACCGACAAGCATCCTGACGGTTTTCTTCCAGATTTCTATTCTCACTTTGGGTTTGAAGAGCTTGGCCGTGTGCCTTTTGATCCAAAATACGTGACACCACAACAATTTAATGATATGAAACATGAGTGGTCAAAGACTGGGTGGGACGAAAAACGTCACGACTTACCTTCTCTTGCCATAATGAAATGGAAAGGATCAAATGATGATAGACAAGATGCAGTACGACGCTTTGTCCAGAAAAGCGGAGAAGATCATAGGAATGGAAACAGTGTCTCAGATGTCGGACGCCCAGTTGGGACTGTTCAACAAGGCACTGGACAGGATCTTGGCCAAGCGGGGGTCAGTGGACTTGGTAACGCCAGCGGAAATCGAGGGGCAGTTCGAGCAGATAATGCACCACGTCCTTCCGACAGGTTCACACGAACACTTTCTGCGATAAAAGGTTTATCTCCTGACGAAATACAACATTTTGGGCTCAATCCCGCTGATGTTGCACAAGCTAAAGCGTCTGGTCTTGCCAATGGCGGCGAAGTCGAGCCTACATTACACGAGAAGCTCGCCAAGCATCAAGAAAACTACATTCCTCACGACGATCCACGCCGTGGGGAGAGCTTGGCTGAGTTTCACAAAGACGCGCATCCAGATTTAAAGAACCCTGACGGATCTCCGAAGGTGTTTTATCATGGCACTCGCGCTCTATATCAACAATCTTTACGAGACTACGATTCAACGCCGGATTTTCAAGAGTTTGATACCAAATCCAGTGAGATGGGCAGTCATTTTGGGCCACAAGAACAAGGAAATGACTTTACCGGATCTGAACCGGAACAACGTGGGCACATGTACCCCGTTTACCTAAACATCAAGAATCCGATTCGTTTGGAAGACCACGGTTCGTTTTCTCCTCGGCGTGCTATGGGTCAATTGCATAAAGAAATAGTGGAAAAAAGTTTTAAGCATTTAGAAAACTCTGAACCACAAGAGGCACTTCAAAACGCTTTAAAAGAACACGGCCACGACGGCATTGTTTACTTAAACCGTCGCGAAGGTTTGAATGACTACGGCAAACGACCAAATCCTGAAGACCTAAGTTACCTTGGCGACGATGCATTTAAAAAGATTTATCCCGAGGCGCAAGACAGCTACATTGCCTTTGATCCGGAGCAGATAAAGTCTGCATCGGGCAATCAAGGCACGTTTGATCCGTCAAAACCAAGAATGAACGAAGCCCGTGGTGGATTTATCCATCCGGTTCGTGCAATATCTGGCTTCCACATTGATACGGGCAAGGTTGGCCAACCTATGTTCACGGGGAGACTGTGATGAGTGATGATTCCTTGTACGTCGTGCATGGGGGGTCTGATTTTGACAAAATCAACCCATCTCGTTTTGGTTCTGGAGAACCAGGCAACATTCGACCACTTGGAAAAGGCTTGTACAGTTTTGTAATCGACCATGAAGATCCAAAACGTGCGGCATATGCCATTGATTATGCAAAACACTATTCCAAGAAATATGGATATGGAGATAAAGCTGTTCATGTTTTTAAAATTCCAAAATCAATTTCAACTTCATGGAATGGCGACAATGACGACAACACAAAATTTCCAAGATACCCAAGAAAAATAGAAGGCTTAGGCGGATATCCAGAAAAAGAACTTGCCGAGTACAGAGCCATTAATGACAAATATAAAGCAGTTAAAGGAACACCGGAAGAAGGCGATTCTTGGTTATATTCTAACCGTGCGTATGAAAGGCTCAGACAGGCTGCAGATGTGCAATTTCAACACTTGCCGATTGGTTTAACTGAAGCGTCAATCCATAACCCAGAAGTTGCCACAAGAATTGGCAAGTTTGACCTTGATACGCCAACCGAGGATATCCTTGGTATGGTTAAAAATGATGTTGCCAACGTGCCCCACAAAGACAACGGCGGCGGCATCACCAATAACGAATCAAATGCTTATGAAGATGCCATTAAAGAGGCATTACAAAACTATGACCATGTTGGTTTAAGAACTGTTGAAAAACCAATAAAAGGGTCACTTAAAAATTCTAGCGTTTGGAACGATGGAAAGCCGTCAAATAAAAAGTTAAACGGTGTTTCAGCAACCGATGTTAATGATAAAACATCTCGTAGAGAGCATGGATTAACCGATAAATCAGGGTCTTATATTGGACAATATACTTATGTTTTAGGGTCAGATCGTGCTGATCATGGCGAAGACCGCGGTGAAAAAATTATGCATAACCCCGAAGTTTTGTTTGGCGGCCATAGAGACACAATACTTGGCAAGAAATCTTTTGATAATGGCGGCGGCATTACCGCATACCAAGGCGGTCCTCACTCTGTGGGTGAGGAAGGCTTCCTTGACGAGAAAATCGGCACTGGTGAGGGCGCACAGGCTTACGGGCATGGGCATTATTTTGCTGAAGCGGAGCCTATTGCCAAATATTACAGAGACAAATTATCAGTTGGGGATGATATTGAAATTGGAGGGCATCAATATTCTCCACTTTCTTTAATATCGTATAAAGAAAATCCACAATTAATAGACAACGATATTAATTTGCATCGTGAATTTATTGATAAATTATCTGGTCTTTATCGGAATCCTCTTGACGTAGAAAAATATTCAAAAGCACCTATGAAAGACATTGAACGTCTGGAAAATTTAAAAAAACACCCTATTCCAGAGATTAATGCTGGCCACATGCACGAAGTCAGCATCAACGCGCACCCCGATCATTTTCTGGATTGGGATCAGCCTATTCATAACCAAACCAAACATGTTCAAAATGCATTGTCAGGATTGAATCTTTCCGCAGGAAAATATGGTGATACTCCGTTGGGTGCTCACATATATGGAGAGTTGACGCACAAATTTGATCAACATGATCCTGAAATGCTTAACGTTGTAAGAAATCATCCCAATCAACTGGCAGAAGCCCCAGAACTTGCGTCTGCATTGCTTCATTCTAAAGGCATTCAAGGCATCAAATATCTTGATGCAGGATCACGCTCCAAAGGCGAAGGCACCCGCAACTACGTGGTGTTTGACCCTAAGCGCGTTGACATCAAACGGCGGTATAAGGATGGCGGCGAAGTGCTCCCACATGATGACCCACAGCGTGAAGAGAATTTGGCGGCGTTTCAAGAAGGCAATCATCCTGATGTGCCGCATGTGCTGTATCATGGGACAAAAAGAAATTTTGACACATTTAATTTAAACGCTCCACCAGCAGGAGATAGTGGCGTCC